CACACTGGAGTAAGCAGTACAAGGGGGCTTGCGCCCCCTTTTCATTTGAAGTAGTATATTGTTTGACAAGTCCTTGCTGCATAGCAGCATCACATCTTAACAGGAGAAGTATCATGTCTCACGAACTCACCACGAACGCCATCACCAAGCAAGTCGAGTTTGCCTATCTTCAGTCCGACGGACTGCCGTGGCACGGTCTCGGGCAGGCCATGCCCGACGGTGCGAGCATTGATCAGTGGCGTGTCGCTGCCGGGATGGACTGGAAGATTCAACGCGCCAAGGTGCGCTACCCCGTCTCTCACGATCCGTCTGTCCCCATGCGGGAGATCGCAGACAAGCACGTCCTGCTGCGCAGCGATACGAAGGATGCCCTCGGCGTTGTCTCTGACTCCTATAAGGTCGTGCAGCCCGCACAGGTCATCGAGTTCTTCCGTGACATCGTGAAGGTCGGGGGTTTGGAACTCAGCGCAGCAGGCACGATCTACGGAGGCAAGCGCTTCTGGGCGACGGCCAAGATCGGGGAGGCCAGCCCGACCAGTGTCAAGGATAAGATAGGCGGATACCTTCTTTTGTCCACAAGCGCAGACGGTTCGCAACGAACCGAAGCACGGCGTACTTCAATCAGGGTTGTCTGCCGTAACACGCTGGCTGTGGCTGTGGGCGAGGCCGCACCGTGGGTCAAGATCAGCCACCGCACCGAGTTCGATCCCGAGGAGATCAAGCAGTTCATGGGCTTGAACGAGGCAGCGTGGGATGCGTTCCGTCATCAGATCACGCGTCTTGCCAACATCCCGGTCGATCAGGAGAAGGCAGAGGAACTCACCGAGGCCGTGCTGGGTGGTGGCGAGAAGGTCATCGCCTCGGCTGGGTACAACAAGATCCTCGACCTGTTCAATGGCGACGGCAAGGGTGCTGATCTCGACGGTGTCTACGGCACGGGCTGGGGCTACGTCAATGCGGTGACCGAGTACATCGATCACTGGACCCGCGCTCGCTCGGATGAGAACCGCTTCGTGTCTTCGCAGTGGGGTCAGGGTGCGGACATGAAACAGCGTGCCGTTGACGCTGTGCTGGCGCTCGCCTAACCCATCCTTTCTGTTTCACTTCGCCGCCCCCAATCCCGGGGGTGGCATCCCTTGGAGATGTCACATGAACGAGCCCATCAATCGGTTCCGCAGGACCACGGACGTGCAGCGTACATGGCGTGAGCATGGCTGGACGCCCCCGTCAGAAGATCCACAAATACAGGCCAAATGGCATTACTTTCGTAAGCTAGACACTGATCCACAACCGCAGCAACAACAGGAGAGTAACCATGTTTGACATTCTTAAATCCGTGCCCAAATCCAACGACTGGTCTGCGCCCAACCGAGAGCTTGAGAAGACGGTCGAGATCGTGAAGTCGGCGTATCCCAACCGGTTCCTGCAGCCGCATGAACTCAAGTACCGCCGGTTCTACGACGAACCCGCATCGCACACGCCGCACGAGTCTTTCGTTAAACCGCTGAAGAGCTATGCAGAGTCGCGTCCGGTCTTGACGGTACAGGCCAAACGTAAGAGCAAAACCAAGTAAGAGAATCGCAGCCCGCTACGGCGGGCTGCATCAGGAGACGTGCATGACAACCAACAAAGACGCAATCACACAGGCCGATCTGATCTGGCGGTCGATGGAGACCTGCCCAGCAGGTCCGAAGGTGCTGCTCCTAAACGCCGCCGGGATTGCCAGCACGGGATGGTGGGACGGCAAGGACACGTGGTACGTCGGCTGGTTCCCGCTACCCAAGATCCCACCCGAGATCAGAGCGCTGGTCGAGAAGTCCTACCGCCCGGAGTCAAACATCGGTGGGCTGATAGGAGATTGAGATGACCGACAACATAAAACCATTCTTAAAAGCAACGACCCCCGATAACGCCGACGCCATTGCAATGCTTGAGAAGTGGTTAGAGGAAGCTAAGGACGGGCAGATCGTCACGGTCGGTCTGGTCGGCAAACGAATTGGCGGTGAGTGGCAGACAGCCATGAGCAGCAGTCAAAACAGTCTTGAGGACGCTGCGATGCTGATCGAGTTGGGTATGCGGCGTCTTGGGTTTAAGCAGAGGTGAGAAATGAGATTCCAATACAACCTACACACAGCCGATGTCGTGGAATTTACATGGCTAGACCTGCTCAAGCTGGCCCTCGGGCTAGAGATCAGAGAAGGTTCGTTGGTTGCGAGGGGGGAGAGATGAACAGAGAAAACATCCTCCGCATGGCGGGGGAGGCGCGAGCATATCCAACAGCACAAACAGATGGATCGTTGTGGCTATTTTCTGAGTCGCATCTTGAACGCTTCGCCGCCCTTGTCGCCGCAGCCGAGCGAGAGGCGTGTGCTCAGTTGGTAGAGCAGGCGGGGATCGACGGCTACGGCACTCTGGCTGCGGCAGCGATGATAAGAGCAAGGGGGCAAGCATGAGTTACATCGTCGCAAGCCTGCCACCCCTAAAGTGCTTTGTGCGCCGAGAGTACTTGTACAACTTCACCAAGGGGCACGGTGAGCTAGAACCTGCCATCTGGACCAGCATCAAGGCGCTGCGCGGTCAGGTGTTCCGGATCGAATCACTGTTGCCAAGCTACGGGGCGCTGTACGACAAGCTGCCGATCAGCGCCTACGTCTGGAAAGAAGACCACGGCGACTTGCCTATCGACACGCTGCAACTGTGGGACTGCATGGGTTACCGCTTCACGGTCTGCGAGAAGATTGGCTTGCGCAACCTTGGAGTCAAGTTCTTGGGCAAAGACAAGCAGTGGCACCACGGGCACTATCTGTTTACGGTGGACTTCTGCGCTGACGGCATGGATGTAGACACCGGGTTTACCGAGCAAGCCGAGGAGCACAAGTCTTTCAACTTCATCAAATTGGAAAACGGCCAGTTCGCCACGCAGCCCAACAACCGCTGCCTTTGGTACGACCAGAGCCTGATCCCTGCTGAGGTTAAGTTCCCAGACTTTCAAGCAGCTAAAGATTTTTACACCGTTGACGGCACGCGCAAGTGGTCTGCTGGCGACGATTGGTTTTACGACATACAGGAGCGAACATGACACAAGACATTGCGCCCAAAGCCATCGAACAGGCAGAAAAGCAGGTGGAGTGTATGTGCGGTGTCTGCAAGCTCGGCAAGCGTGAATGGGTCGGGCTGACGGATGAGGAGATCAAAGAAATTATCGGACCGTGGGGGCCGACACCGATCAAGGGATATACACGAAAGCTGTTTGATCAGATCGAGGCGAAGCTGAAGGAGAAAAATCAGTGAAACGCGAACTCTACGACTTCACCGTCCCGCCGGATGTGCCCAAGGAAGCAGTATGAGCGGACTCAAAATCGTCAAAGTAGACAGATACGGACCAGCGTTCACGCTGAAATCCGTGCTCAACACCATTGCTCAAGAAGTCGAGAGCGATACCGGAACCTTTATCACCCGAGGAGCAAAGACTGTGGCAACTGATATGCAAAAAGCAACCGACGCTGTGACCGACGCCGAGCGACTGTTTGGGGCAGCGGTTGATCGCTTCAACGCCCAAACGGCAGCGCTTTCTACAGCAACAAAAAAATGCTCAAGCGATGTACGCAAAGCGGCAGATGACATGGCATCGGGCCTCATCAAGATGGAGAAGAGCGCCAACTTCAATAATCTTGAGCGCTACGTTAGTTTGCTAGAACGCGCGGCCAGTGCCATGCAGACGCTGGCTGACTTAGAAAAAGCCGGAAAGCTAGACAAGATTGCAGGTGCGTTGAAGTAATGAGCATCTGTGTTGAGTGCGGATCATGGCACAGCAAGACGCTGGCAACACGAAAGGACACTAGGTTTAACTGGACATGGAGAAGGAAAGAATGCAAAGACTGCGGACATCAGTGGAAGACGTACGAGATCCCGGTCGAAAATCTGGGGCAAGTGGAGCCGTCAAACCCGGAGGGACGACTAGAACAATAACGCCGAAGTTTGGCGTGGCGAACGTACCGACAATGATCAAGGCCATACTGATCACACCACGCACGCCTGTGCAGCTGGCGAAAGAGACAGGCTTTGGTGTCGAGACGGCATACCTATTTTGCAAGTCCATGCACGAGGCGGGATTGATTCGCATCGTCGAGTGGGTGTTCAACAAAAACAAATTCATGCCCGCGTATCTGTTCGGTCCGGGTGAAGATGTGACCGAGCGGTGGACTACAAAAGAGAAGACGATCCTCGATCTGTTCAGACAAGATGAGCTATCACGCACGGGGCAGGAAGTGGCCGACCGGCTCAACCTTTCACGATCAACCATCACAAAGGATCTCAATGCGCTCACGGACAAGGGCTATCTCATCCGCAATCGGACAATCCGACCCAACGACCCCGCCACATGGAGACGCAACCCCGATGTGGCCTTTCCCACCTTTGGAGCGAGTGCTGGCACTCAGCAAGGCATCCCCGCCGCCCCTCAGCGACCGAAGCTCAAAATCTCCCAGCAAACGTGGTTTTCAACAATCCATAAGTGAACAAGGAGAAGCTCCGTGGTGAACATCGCAATAACCTTGGAAGAAGAGGAAGCTTGGAAGCAAATGGAAAAGAACCGTAAGCCGCTCAACGATTACGCAGATCCGCTCCTGACACTGCGACACATGTTGAAAGATTACGAAGCTCTGCTGATCGATAAGAAGTGGAGCGAGGCACTGGCCTTGGGTCCGGACATCGTGTCGCAGGCACGACTGCTTACGCAGACGGTGCGTATCCAAGCCGAGGAGCAACGATTGTGACTGTCAGAAAAATAAATATAGAGAAGCTGGCAAAGACGCTGTTCATGCTACAAACGGGACCGCTCACCGCAGCGATGCTGGCGCGTGAAATCAACGTCCATTTGGTGACCGCTCAGTCATGGTTGCGACAACTGCGTCGACAACGGGCGGTACATGTGACAGAGTGGCTTCAAGATCGACTAGGGCGCGATGCCATCCCGGTGTTTGCGCTGGGCGATGGCGAAGACGCACAACGAAGGAGAGAAAGTCGTGCTGTCATCAATCGGCGATATTTGGAGAAAAAACGTGGCACAACCATCGGCGCGTGATGTTCAGGTTGGCGGCACGCACTACCTGTCGATGGGGGTCGAGCCGTGGGATGTGATCGACACATGGTCTCGAGAGCAACGGATCGGGTTCTATCGCGGCAACGCACTCAAGTATCTGATGCGGATGGGCTCGAAGGATGAGTCGTTGCAAGAGATTCAGAAGGGGTCGCACTACCTTCAGAAACTGATCGAAGTATTGTCTGAACCGAGTTAATGCCGCAAGGCCGATACCAGCGAGGCAGCGCTGCCTTGTAGATGTGGCGCTCGCTGTACGGCACGTCGCTGTCCGTGCCGTGTCTCCTACCGCGAATCAGGGGGGCGCGGAATCTACATTTCCCCCCTACCCAACACAGGAGAGCATATGGCTGCGACACCGGAAGCCAAGGTCAAGAAACAAATTAGAAAGATCTTAGACACCACCCGCGCTTACTACGCCATGCCGATTGGTACTGGCTACGGTAACAGCGGTGTTCCCGACTTTCTTGTCTGCCACGAAGGACACTTCATCGGTATCGAAGCCAAGGCAGGCAAGGGCACAACCACGGCGTTACAAGAGAAGCATCTGCAAGACATTCGCAACGCTGGCGGCACCTCGCTCGTAGTGAATGAGAGCAACCTGAAACAACTCGAGGAGTTATTAAATGCAAGAAGATGATCAACGTCTTGAAAAGATTTTAGAAACGCTTGATGAACAACGTGCTGAAACATTGAAAACAACAGTGCGCTTGCTTGTGGAGTGCTGCCGCAAGGGTTCAGAGATGGGCGCGGTATTGCTGGTGCGAGCACCCAGTAGTGACCTGCACTGGATGCTGTCGGTGAGCGCGTTGAATCTTGATATGGACGATTCGTTTGAGTTACTGAGTATGGCGTACCACCAGACAGCACTGCAGATCAAAGCCGAGGCACCCGCCGATGACCGCTACAACTAAGCCCCCCTTTGACCGCATACTCGCCATCGACTTCGAGACGGCGTGGAGCAAGAAGACGTACACACTCTCCAAGATGACCACAGAGGAGTACGTACGCGATCCGCGATTCAAGGCGTGGGGTTTGTGCTTCAAGGAAGTGGGCGAAGATGCCGACCCTATGTGGGTGAGAGGCGACGATATCGCAGAGTGGGCAGCGCACTTCGACTGGTCTCGCACTGCGGTGCTCGCACACAACGCGCAGTTTGATGTGACGATCCTGTCGTGGCGCTACGGTATCGAGCCGTGCTTCATCTTCGACACACTCTCGATGGCTCGGGCACTGCGCGGTGTCGAGGTCGGCAACAGTCTGGCTAAGCTTGCAGCGGACTTCGGTCTCCCACCCAAGGGACAGGCTGTGCACGATACCGACGGCGTGCTGGACGAACTCAGCGAAGAGGTAGAGCGCGAGCTGGCCGAGTACTGCGCACACGACACGGTCCTTTGCGAAGAGATCTTCAAACGCCTGATCAAGGGATACCCCAGCAAGGAGCTGCGCCTGATCGATCTGACGCTCCGTATGTACACCCGTCCGCTGTTGGAGCTTGATCAGGACATGCTGGTGGACGCCATCCTTGAAGAGAAGGAAAACAGAGAGGCGCTGCTCCGTAAGCTGGGTGTGGAGGAGTCAGCACTAGCCAGCAACCCGCAGTTCGCGGAGCTGCTTCGTGGTCTTGGCTGTGAGCCACCCCTGAAGACAAGCAAGACCACGGGCGAGCAGGCATACGCTCTGGCTAAGAATGACGCGCTCTTCCAAGCTTTGCTGAATGGTGACCGGGAAGATGTGGCGCTCCTGTGTGAGGCGAGGCTGCGGGTCAAGTCGACGACGGAGCGAACGAGGGCACAACGGTTTCTGGATATCGCCAAGCGCGGTCCGTTGCCTGTGCCATTGTCGTACTACGGAGCGACGACCGGACGATGGACGGCCAGCAAGGGCAGCGCCATCAACATGCAGAACCTGAAGCGTGGGAGCTTCCTGCGTAAGGCGATCATGGCCCCGGAGGGACATCAGCTGATCGTGGCGGACTTGTCTCAGATCGAGCCGCGTGTGCTGGCGTGGCTCGCCGACTACGAAGACATGCTTGACATCTTCAGAGCAAAAGGTGACCCCTACGCACAGTTCGGTGCGCG